AATTGTAATCCAACGGGGCGCCGGCATCGAGCCAGCGGTTCCCGGCCTCGGTCCACCCTTCGTCGCCCTCGGCCACGACGTGCGGCACGCGCGGGTGGAAGCCACCACAGGTGTTGATCGCCAGCACGACGGCTTCCGCGATCCCGGTGACCTTCTCGTCCGACCGTTCGCAGTTGGGATCGATCTGGAAGACCGGCTGGCCGTCCGCGTCCTCGATGTCGCCGTCGCCGGCATCGCGCAGCGGCAGGCGGACCTGATTGATCGCCAGCTTCGTGACGAACCAGCCGGGGCCGGTGTCTTGGCCCTCGCCCATTGAGCCGCGCTCGGCGAGCATCAGCAGCTGGGTGATGTCCATCGCGTCGCCGGTCTGACGGGCGTAGCGGTCGATGTTCGCGCGAACGCGGGCGAACAGCGTCAAATGGTCGGGGTTGGCCATTGAATGACTCCTCCCCACTGGCTGACATTCGCGTCGACGACGCTGATCGCATGAGCCTTATTCCATGCGAGCGGAGCGGCGCCGAACGCCTCGCGCTCGATCAGTGCGTCAAAGGCTGGGAGCGCGAACTCCATGGCCGTGATCGCCTGAATGTGCGGCATGTGATGAAGGTAGCGATCGGCCATGTGACCGAGGAAGACGTTCGCCGCGACGATCGTCTCGCTGTTGAGCGGAACGGTAGCCGCCCGCGTTTGTGCCGGCCTGATATCGGAACCATACCAGCCCGGCGCTTGATCGTATGGTTGGCAGAACCCGCCGGCGGGTGCTGCCAACAGTCCGATCGCTTTGCGGGCGTCGTCGATCGGCACTCGCTTGGCGTCGGGATATCGCCGCTTCGCAGTAGCGGAGTCGACGTAAGTCAGCACTAGATCGGTGTCGCGCAGCGGCTGCGCCTGCCGCCCCCGGTTCTCGGCTTCCACGACCCTGTCACAGCCATAGTGCTGCGCGAAGCGTGACGCGTGATACGTCTTCCCGGTGGCCATCGGCCCGAAGATGACGACGGCCATCAGAACCGCGATCCCATGTCAGCGCCGACGATCGCGCCGATCAGAAGCGTTGCGATGACGGCCGTGACTTGCAGCCAGCCGTACCCGGCGGCCGCGCGATCCGGCATCGGCTGAAGGGTAGCGGGCGGGGTAACGCCGTTCGTGCGCCAGCGGGCGACGTGCGCGCTGATATCGCCGGTCGGGCGGGGATTGTCCGATACGGACATGGGGAACCGATTTGGCATTTATGCCTCCACCACTGCGGAATGCAGCTGTTAGGGCATATGTGCCCAGCGAGGGCATAAATATCAATCCCTAAATGTGCCCTTTGTGGGCATACCTCTTTTGTTCTATTTTTCGGTAGCGGTCAGCGGGGTTTTGCGACATCCTAGATGACACGATTGTTAGGTGCCCGATCGGGGCGAAATCAAAGTCAGGAGGCTGGGTGGAGTCGGGACGGTTTTTTGCGGCACTGGACGCAGCGCTTAGTGATCGTATCGTAGATTTATCTGACGAGCCACCGAGCGAGCCACCTGCGGATCGCGTGCGGCGATTGGCTCGTCTTTCCAGTTCTCGACACTACGCAGAATGCGTTCGGATAGATCGCCGAGCATTTCGGGATCGATAGCGGCGCCCGTCACGCCGCGATAATGCTCTGCCACCATCTCCCGTAGCGCCTCGATCGTCGGCACAGGCAAGCCGTCGTCGGGCTTTGTGCCGTCTTCAATCTCGGCGACGATGTCATTCATGCTGACGTTCAGCGCCGTGGCGATGCGTCGCAGCCAATCCATGTTTAGCCGCCGATCGCCGCGTTCCAGCTTTCCGTAGAAGTTCAGCGTCGTGCCGATCATCTCCGCGAGGGCGGTTTGCGATAGGCCACGCTGCGTCCGCAGCTGCTTAAGATTGGTACGGCTCGGCATCGCGCATGTTGTGCCCCGACTCCTGCCCGGATTGTAGTGGACAACTTGGGCACAATCCCCCTTGCGGCATATGCCCCATTTGGGCATATCAAGCGCATGAGACTGCTCGATCATCTAAAAGAGACCGGCGAAACCGTCGATGCCTTCTCCGCGCGGATTGGCGTGCCATACGAAACGATCCGCAAGATTGTGTACGGCCAGCGCCAGCCGTCGCTGCCTCTGGCCGTGAAGATCGAGCGGGCCACTGACAAGGTCGTCGCGCCTGCCGACCTGATGTTGCAGGACGCCGTCGAGGCGGTGGCATGATGGCGGTCGCGTTTCATTCCCGCCGGATTGCCTCAGGCTTCGGTGCCTCGTCACCCGGAAACGGAACCTATGTTTCCGGAGGCGTGGCATGACCCCGGAAAAGCGGGCGCTGAAACGCGCCACGATGGAGACGCTGCGCGGGGTTGGTGGCGTCGAAGCTGCGGCGGCATTCTGCCGGCCCGGCAAGTCGCAGCTATCTGACTATGGCAACGAGAACCGCCCGGACAGCTTCATGCCTCTGGACGTGATCGCTGATCTGGAACCGCTCGCGCGTGACCGTGAAGGCTCACCCCATATTTTGCATCTGCTCTGCCAGATGATGGGCGGGGTCTACGTGCCGTTACCGGACACGCCCGTCACGACCGGTCGTCTGCTGGAAGCCATGGGACGCCTGTCTACCGAGTTCAACGACGTGACGCAGGAGGTCTGCACCGCTCTGGCGGACGGCGATTTCTGCGCAGCCGACGCGAAGCGGATCGAGAGTCAGCTGGACGACGTGATCCGCGTCGCCGCTGGAATGCGGGCGCTGGCCCGCTCCATCAAGGGCGGGGAACAATGAGACTGCATCTGGCGGCCAAGGTGCCGAACGAAGGCGCTCGCCTGACCGGCCGTTGGGTATCGGGGTTGCGCGGGGGGCTGGAAGCTGCCGCGAAGAAACTGAAAACCGAACCTGCGTTCGTCCAGCGTCTGATCGAGGAAGGCATGGCGCCTGTTGACGACGTAATCGGGCGTAAGCTGGGCCGCCTCGCTGGTGTGCATCACGATGATTTCGAGCGGCCGGCGCGTGGCTGGTGGTTCGATCAGACGCCGCGGAACCTTGCATGATGGCGACACTGCCCGCCGTCACCGTGATTGATGAAGCGCCTGGCGTAATCGCTACGGCCGCGCAGGTCGACGCTTGGATCGAGACGGCCAAGCCCGGCGCCGTGTTCGTCTATGTATCGGGAACCTCGATCCCGATCCGGGCCAGCGGCGCCAAGCGGATGCGCGAGTTAGCGGCCATGGGCCTTGTCTACCTGACCCAGAAGCGGCTCGAACCGGGATCACCGATCGTCAACTATCGGGCGATGCGGAGTGAAAAGCCGTCTGCGCTGACGAAGCCAGAGCGGCCGACGTTGTCGCTGGCGCCGAGTCCAGTTGTCGAAGACGAAACGGCGATCGTTGACGCGCTGTTGCCGATCCTCAGCCAGTTCGCCCGGCATGGTCGCCCCTGCCCTACAGACAAGCAACTGGCGACGCGCGCGGACCTGACGGAAGACGCTGTAAAGGCGGGCCTTGCCGCCATGTCGGCTACGCACCTGATCCGGGTGACCGGCTGCGCGGCTCCAACATATCGCCGCGTTCTGATCCTCGCGACCGGCGCTATGACGGGGTTCGCAAAGTGACTGGCCGCGAAGTTAACGATGCTATCCGCGCGTATCTTCGCCGCGTCCGTTGCACACAAAAGTCTTTCGCGGCCGCCTGCGACGTGGCGTCTTCCACCATCGACGGATGGCGCACGAAAGACCCGAACAACGAAGCGCCTGTTCTTCGGGCGCTGGCTTTCATCGCAAAGCATCCGAACGGTTTCGAGGGGGCGCAGCGCGCAAGGGGCCTGCGCGACGATAGTGGAGGCGGCGCTGCTGCGGTGGCGCTGGCGCGGAGGCGCAGCTTGGCTCCCGCCCGGCCGTGCGCCCGCTCAATCGCCGTGGCTGCGCGCGAGGATGCATGGTCACCGCAGCGCCGGGCACGGGCGCGCGGCAGGTCGATGGTGACGTAGCCGGCGGGGGTTTGCCCCCTACCCCCGCTTGCAGGCCGGGACAGTCGCCTGCTCCACCATTCCGGGGGTTTGATCCGTGGTACAGAATACACCGCTGTCGCCGATGGGGCAGGCAGCGCTCCTATATGCGCGTCGTGGCTGGGCCGTGTTCCCATGTCGCGAACGCGAAGAAACGCTGGAAACCGGCAATGCCGGGCCGCGCACGTTCAAGGCTAAAGCCCCCTATACTGGCAAAGGCTTGAAGGATGCGACGCGCGACGAACAGCGCATCACGTCATGGTGGCGGGATCATCCCGACGCGCTGATCGGCGTTCCGACCGGTATCAACGGCCTATTCGTGCTGGACTTCGATCCCGAAATCGATCCGGAGACCGGCGAGGCGTTCACGCTCGATAGCCTGAAGGCCGATCTGGAAGCGCAGATGGGTGTTCCGTTGCCGCGATCGGTGACGGCCCTAACTCAATCGGACGGCGTGCATGTCTGGCTGAAACAGCCGGCGGAAGGCGAGCCGATCCGGAACCGTGGAAACCTGCCCAGGCACGTCGATGTGCGCGGCCTCGGTGGCTACGTGATCGCCCCGCCGTCCGTGATGGCCGAGACTGGCACGAAGTATCGCTGGCTGCACGATCGAGGCGACTGGCGCGATGACGACGCCTATGCGGACGCCCCGGCCGAGTTGATCGCGATCCTGCGGGCACCGAAGGTGCGCGCCACGAACAAAGCCGATGGCGACCAGCCATCGTCCGCCTCGTCTTCATCCCGTCCAGTGCAATCGGAGGGGACCGTCGCCGATGCGGCCGTCCGCAAATATGCGCTGGCGGCGTTATCGGGGGAGGAAGCCACCCTGCGGGCTGCTCAGTCCGGGTCACGGAACACCCAGACCAACGCCAGCGCCTTTGCGGTCGGGCAGCTGGTCGGCGCTGGCGCGATCGGCGAGGCCACCGCGCGGGCCGTTCTGCAATCGGCCGTGTCAGGCTTCAATGATGTGCCGCTGGCGCATCGCACGATCGAGAATGGGCTGACCGCCGGCATGGCGCAGCCGCGCGACCTGTCGTCGATCGCTGACGCGGCCGCGCGACGCGGCTCCTGGAACCTTTCCGGCTCACGGCCCCCGGCCCCCGATGAAGGGGGAGGATTGCAATCCTTCCGGTCGGAAGGGTCACCGCCTTCGACCGATCATGGGGGTCAGGGGGGAGAGGATGACGAGGAGGCGGTCGCGGCGCGGCACCTGCGCTGCATCCACCGGCCGCATACCGATCTGGGCAACGCCGAACGGTTCAAGGAGCGGTATGGCGACGATTTCCGCTGGTCGCCGGCACTCGGCTGGCTCGGCTGGGACGGCCGGCGCTGGGTGCCGTTGGCGCAGGAAGAAAAGCAACTGCCGCCGGAAGTGGTCGACGCGGTGTTCAAGACGGTGCGCGCGATCCAAGACGAGGCGGCCGTGATCGAGGCAAGCGGCGGGCAGCGACCAGACTGGCTCGATGAATGGGAAGCATTGCCAGAGAAAGAACAGTGGAAGCTGTCGCCGATACAGTCGCGGGAAGTGTCGATGTACCGGTTGAATGAGTTTCACGACGAAGACGCGCTCGACACCGTCGTTGATTATAAGAAGGGCCACGTCGTCACCCGTGCCGATATGCATCGCAAATGGGGGCGCACGTCCGAAGCGAATGGTAAGATCGGGTGCATCGCTCGGCTGGCGCAGCCGTGGCTGGCGGTCCGCGACGACGCCTTCGACGCCGATCCGCTGACCGTCAACTGCCTGAACGGGACGCTACGGTTCCGGCGCGTCCGGGTCGGCGATGTCTGGGCGGCGCAATACAAGCTATCGCCGCATGATCGCGCGGACCTGATTTCGAAGCTGGCACCGGTCGAGTTCGATCGGGAGGCGCAATGCCCGCTGTACGATCGCACGATGGGCTGGGCGCAGGAAAAGCAAACGATGCGCCGCTACCTCCACCAGTGGGGCGGCCTGTCGATGACCGGCCACATGGGCGAACAAAAGCTACACTTTTGGTATGGCCTCGGCGGCAACGGCAAGTCGACCATCATGGATGCGTGGTGTTCCGTCCTGGGGGATTACACGACGACCGTCCCGATCGAGACGTTCCTCGATCAGGGCGTGAAGCGGCGCGGCGATCAGGCGACGCCCGAACTGGCGAGGCTGGGCGGCGTCCGGCTGCTGCGCACGTCCGAGCCGGAGCGCGGGGCGAAGCTGGCGGCCGCACTTATCAAGCTGGTGACGGGCGGCGAACCGATGTCCGTCCGCTTCCTCAATCGCGGGTTCTTTGATCTGCGGCCGATCTTCAAAATGACGATACAGGGCAACTTCCGGCCCCAGATCGCGGACACTGACGAAGGCATCTGGCGACGGGTGAAGCTGATCCCATGGCCGCAGAATATCGACAAGCCGCCGGCCGGCGCAACCGACTGGCCGACCAAAGACCCGGAATTGAGCGGCAAGCTGCGGGTCGAGGCGAGCGGGATCATGAACCGGCTGGTCGACGGCGTGCTGGATTGGCTCGAAAACGGGCTGGTGGAGCCGAAGGAAGTCACGGCCGCCACGGCGGACTACCGCACCGAAAGCGACCCGCTGGCGCGCTTCCTGAAGCTATGCACTCGGCCGGAGCCGGATGGGCGCGTCCAGTCGTCCAAGCTGCACGAATTGTTCACGGCATGGTGCAAGGCGGCCGGCGAACGCGAGTGGACGCAAAAGGGGTTTAGTCAGGCGATGCTCGATAAGGGCTTCGAAAAGAAGGCCTCTGACGGAATGCAGTGGCTTGGCATGACGATGACGCGCTATGTCTCGGAATTCGTCGACGAACACGGCAAGCCTATATCATTCACGATCGAGGATGCCGCCCCCACACCCCCGGTGCGGGACGGGCCATCGCCTCCGGGCCGTGCATGGCCGGACGATGACGACGTGATCTGATCCTTCCAGATCGGAAGGCATTCGGAAGGGTGGCGGAAGGCAAAACCCTAGGATTTCTGCGCCACTGGAAGGGTTGGAAGGGTTTCTGCGTCTTTCCCACATGCATGGGTGCGGGTGCGGGCGCACATACGAGAGTAATCTCATATACCCTTCCAACCCTTCCAACCCTTCCAGATCAAATAGCTAAGTAATTGATAAAGGGTGATAATGATGTCCCACGACCCGGAAGCATTGGACCAAAACTCGGAAGGGAGCCGGAAGGGTGCGGCATTGCTGACCTTCACCGGGTTAGAAGACCGCCTCGTCGAGGCTCTGTGCATCTGCTGGCGGGATGCCGATCGGGCGCGCGGGTGGCAGCACGTCAAATCGGCGTGGCCGGAGATCATGCGGGAAGCCCACCTCGGCGACTATGTCGAGCCTAGCAGCGACGCCGCGATCCGCCCGGCGGCCCTGACCAGGCAGGACGTGGCGGAGATGGAGGAAGCATTTGGCTGGCTCAACGCAGTCGACCCGGCAGACCGGAAGCTGATTGGCCTTGCCATCAACCAGCTGGCGCGGGGCAAGCGCGAGATATCATGGATCGCCATGTTGCCGGTGATGGGCCTGCCACGGGGTGCGGAAGGGCTGCGGATGCGGTACGGGCGGGCGATGACGGCGATCTGCAACGCCGTTAATGGCGGAAATCCTAGTCCCGACGTGTCAACCCGATAAATCTGCGACCATGATTATTTTCCCTGTTCGTTTATGAGCTGAAATCGGCCTATTTATTGACACACTGGGTCGGGCCTTTGGATGCGACCTAGTTGTTCTCTCCCCCCTGAACCTCAACGATGGGCGGCGCGGCTTCGGTCACGCCGCCCATCGTCGTTTTGGCGGGGTCCATGCGGAACGGGAGGCACCCCCCCCACCCCCAACGGGTCCTTCCGGGGGGTGGCCGGCTTCGGCGGTGTGGCTGAGCGCGGCCCCGCGCTGTTCAAGAGCGATTTTGCATTATGAACTTCGTGAACTGAACCGGTTCACGGGCCATGAACGAGGTGATCCGATGACGCTGATGACCAAGGGCGACTTCGCCCGGCATCGCGGCGTCGGCAAATCGGCCGTGTCGAACTGGGCCAAGAAAGGTCTGCTGGTCATGGGCGAGTGCCCGGCGACCGGTGCCATTCAGGTCGATGTCGAGCGGACCGAGGCGCGCATCAACACGCGGGTCGATCCGATGCGGGGGCGGCCGAGTGCCGCCACCCCGATCGCGGCGCCCGCCCAAGTAGAGGAAGGGGGTGATCTTTTCAGCGGCCGGCGCAACGCCGCGCAGGTCCGCGTCGATCTGGCGGAGGAAAACCTTGTCGGCCAGCGGCTCAAGAACGCCCAGGCGGCCGGGGAACTCGCCCCGGCGATCGAACTCAAGCGGCGTAGTGCCGAGCTAGGCCGGGTCTGCCGGGAGCGGATGCATTCGATGTTCCGGTCGATATCCGAACGGCTCGCGGTCGAACGTGACGCCCGCACAATCATGGCGATCGGTGGCGCGGAGATAGACCGGGTGTTCGGCGAACTCGCTGACGAAGTGGACGCCGGGCTACTGACGGCAGGTGATGACGCGCCGGACGAAGCGGCGATCGAAAACGAGGTGGCGGCAGCCGAACAAGCGGAGGCGTGATGGCATTCGACTATGGTCGCTTCGGCGGCACAGCCGGTGACACGCTCCGGGCGAATGTTGATGGTCTCGACAAGGCGATGGCTTCCGGCCTGCGCCCGCCTCCCCAGATGAAGGTGTCCGAATGGGCGAGCCGGTTCCGCCGGTTCTCTGACGACGATCCTATCCCCGGTCCGTGGCGGCATTCGACCGCGCCGGAACTGGTCGAGATCATGGACGCCCTCTCGCCGCACGATCCGTGCGAAGAAGTGGCGATCCCGAAGTGCGCCCAGTCGGGCGGGTCGGCGTCGGCGGAAAACTGGATCGGTTTTATCTCCGATCTGGCGCCGGGGCCGATGCTGTTCGTGCAGGCCACCCTGACCGCCGCCCTTGCATGGGCGTCGGAGAAGTTCTGGCCGATGGTCGAGAATACGCCCCGGCTCAATCCGGAGCGGGGCGGCACGATCCGGGCGCAGGGCACGCCGGACGGCAACGGATCGACCAAGAGCAAGGTGCGCTTCTCGCGGTCCAACGGCTTCGTGCTGCTGGCCGGCGCGAACTCGGCCGCCTCGCTGCGACAGCGCACCGTCCGCTACGCGGTGGAAGACGATCTCGACCAGTTCCCTGACGATCTGGACGGGCAAGGCTCGCCGGAAGTCATGGTCGACCAGCGCCTGAAGGTATGGCGTCGGCAGGGTCTATCGAAGCGGGTCAAGATTTCGACCCCGACGATCAAGGGCGTCAGCAAGATCGGGCGCGCCTATGCCGTCTCGGATCGTCGGCGCTATCACCTGAAGTGCCCGGAATGCGGCAGCCGGTTCGTGCCCGAATGGGAAGACATTCGGTGGCCGGACGGCAAGCACGATCAGGCGCATTTAATCCCGCCATGCTGCGGCTTCGATCATATCGAGCATTGGCAGAAGGCGACGATGAAGCTGCCCGATGGATGGCTGTCGGACGAGATCGACGGCGTGAAGACGCCGCGCGTCCTGTCCGAAGAAGAATTCCAAGCTGCCCGTGGGCGGATGCCGGCCAGTGTGAAGCGAGGCTTCCATCTGACCGGCATCATTTCATCGTTCCAGACATGGGCCGACATGGCCGTGTCGTTCCGCGATGCGCAGGGCGATCTGAACAAGCTGAAGACATGGACCAATCTGGTGCATGGCTTCGAGTTCGAACTGAAGGGCGGCACGCCCGACTATGAGAAGTTGCGGGACCTCCGCGAACAGGGCTGGGGCGCGGCGCAGATGGTGGCCGTGCCGGTCGGCCCGGTGGTGACGACGCTAGGCGTCGACGTGCAGGGTGACGGAGTCTACGTCGAGAAGGTCGGGTGGAGCGAGAACGCGGAAAGCTGGACGCTCGACGCCCGGTTCATCCCCGGCGCAACCGACGTGAAAGGCGAAGGCGCATGGGCCGATCTGGACGCCTATGCTCGGCGCAAGATGGTGTTTCCGGGCGGCCGGGAGTTCGGCCTCGATCAGATATGCGTCGATGCCGGCTACAACACGGAAGCGGCGGAGGCATTCTGCCGGGCACATCCGAACCGCCTGGCTGTATTTGGTCGCGCCGGCTGGCACCTGCCGATCCTCGGGCGGGGTGAAAACCTGCGGTACGAACAGCAGGGTAGCAAAGCCGGGCAGGCATCGCGCAAGGCGGAGGACAAGGCGTTCATCGTCGGCACGTTTGGCGTCAAGTTAAGCTGGTACGGCTTCCTTCGCTCAACGCTGGCATCGGCTGCGGCCGAGGCGGCGGGCGAGGTTTCTGCGGCGCGCGGCCGGGCGCACTTCAACGTCGATCTGCCGGACGAGTATTTCGAGCAGGTCACGTCGGAGACGATCGTGACCGAGACGAAGGCCGGGCAATCGCGACGGGTGTGGAAGCCGCTCGCCGGCCGCGCCAACCACTGGCTTGATTGCCGGGTCTACAACACGGCGGCTTATGAGAAACTGATGCTCGACACCCTGACCGCCAGCGACTGGGCGGCGCTGCGGGCGGATCGTCATGCGCCGAAGAAGGACTCGCAGCGGGGGCTATTTGACGGACCGATGCCCGTCACCGCGCCGCAGGCTTCGGCCGTCGCGGCACCTCCACCGGCGCCGTCATTCGACGATGCCTATATCGAACATTCCGAAGGATGGCTCTGATGCCTGCACCCGATTACGCTGCCGAGATCGCGACGCTGGAAGCCGGCCTCGGCTCCGGGGAAGCCCGGATTGAAAGCGATGGCGAAAGCGTCACCTATCGCGGCGTGACCGACATCATGATCGCGCTGCAATATTTCCGCACGCGGGCAGCGCCGGTCATGGCGACCGGCGGGATCGTGCGCCCGGCTTCCACCGTCGCCGTCTTCGATCCGCGCTGATCGTATGGCGTTCTCGGACCTGATCGACGGCGCTATCGCGCCGTTCGCCCCGCGCTGGGCGGCGCAGCGGGTGGCTGCCCGCGCGAACCTCGATGCCGCCCAGTCGGCACGCGACGGCATCCGGCAATATGATGCCGCTGCCCGTGATCGCCGCACGCAAGGGTGGAGCCGCGCGGCCAGTTCCGCCGATGGCGAAACCGCACAAGCCCGGCAGGTGCTGGCCGGGGCGGGTCACGACCTCGTGCGGAACAACAAATACGCGGCTGCGGGCGTGCGTCAGCTGGTCGCCTCTATCTGGGGCGATGGTATCGCCGTCCAGATCACGCACCCGGTCAAGCGGGTTCAGCAGCGCGCGCAGGCGGAGTGGAACCGCTTCGCCGAAAGCAAGGTCGACGGGTTCGGCGACTGGTACGGGCACGGGAAGCTGGCTGTCCGTGAAATGATCGTCGGAGGCGAAGGCCTGACGCTCTGGCTTGCCGATCGGACCGGCCCCAACGGGATGCTGATCGGGCTGGAAGGCGCGCAGCTGGACGCCAACCGCAACGTGATGCTCCGGGGCGGCGGTAAGATCGTGCAGGGCGTCCAGTTCGACATGCATGGCCTGCGCACCGGCTACTGGCTTTTCGCTGAGCATCCGAACGATCCAGTGCGGGGGTCGGGCGGGTCGCAGAGTTTCTTCGTGCCCGTCGACCATGTCGACCATCTGTTCGAACGCCTTCGTTTCCGTCAGACGCGCGGCGTCTCATGGCTTGGCGCCGTCGCCATGACGCTTCGCGATATCGGCGATATCGAGGACGCCAAGCGGCTTCAGGAGAAGGTGCAGGCCTGTCTGGCGCTGATCGTCCAGCCGGGCGAGGCGCAAGGCACGTCGCCACTTGGTCAGCAGCAACCCGGCGCCAACGATGCGCCGGGTCGGCCGCTGGAAGAGACGATGCGGCCGGGGATGATCGCGCGGCTGCGGGCGGGGGAGACGGCATCAACCGTCAACCCGACGCCCTCTGCCAATACGGTCGATTTCATCCGCCAGCAGATGGCGGCGGTGTCGGCCAACATGGTGCCGTATCACCTGATGACCGGCGATGTCAGTCAGGCGAACTACAGCGGCCTTCGGGCGGCGATGAACGGGTCATACGGGCTGGTCGACGACTGGCAGCAAAACGAGGTGATCCCGTTGCATTGCAGGCCGGCGGTGATGCGGCGGATGCAGCGGCTGGTGTTGGAGACGGGCGACCCCCGGTTCCTACAGATCGGGATGCGCTTCGCGCTTCCCGTCCGGCGCATGGTCGATCCCGTGAAGGACCTCATGGGCGAGATCATGGAAATCCGCGCCGGGCTGAAGCTGCTCGACACCGGGTTGGCCGAACGCGGCATCAATGCCGACGAACACATGGTCGCAATTAAGGCCATGAACGACACCATCGACAAGCTCGGCCTCGCGCTCGACATCGATCCACGCCGGGTGACCGACAGCGGCGTCCTGCAAGCAGCGTCCGGCTTTCTGGCGCCAAAGGAGTAATCATGACTTATCCCGTGACGAACGCCGCTCCTGCGGCGATTGCGGCCGTGTGTCTGGCAGGGATGCCGGACGGGGCGCGTAGCTTCCCCGCCACGATGCAAGGCCATAGCCTGCCTAGTGGCGCCCGACTGGCCGCCACTCCCGGCTATGATGCCAGTACGCGCACGGTGGAACTCATCACGGCGACCGAGACGCCGGTTCGAATGCCCGGCTTTTTGGTCGGGCTCGATTGCGAGTTTTACTATGAAGTCCTCGACTGCTCCCCCGGCGCCGTCGACCTGACGCAGCTAAACGCTGGTAACGTGCCGTTACTCGACACGCACGACCGCTTTCGACTGCCGGCGCGGCTTGGCGTTGCCCGTGAAGCGCAGGTTACGCTGTCGCAGGTCATCACCCGCTGCGCTTTCGGTCAGTCGGCTCATGCCCGTGAGATCGAAGCGGAGTTCGCTGGGGGGACGCCCCCCAAGGTCAGCGTCGGCTACCGCCGCAACCAGATGTTGCTCGACCGCATGGACGGCGAGGTTCCCGTTTACCGCGTTTCCAGCTGGACCCTCACAGAGGTTTCGCTGGTGTCGATCGCTGCCGATCCCAACGCAGGGGCACGGTCGGCGCACCTTCCTACCGGCCCCTGCCTCACCACGGAGAATGAAATGCGTCACCTGTCCTCGGGCCTGCCGCTGGCGGCGGCTGCCTCGTCCCTTGCCATGGCTGGGGCCGAAGGCGCCCGATCGCTCGGCGACGGGATCGCCACTCGCGGCCCGGCTCCCCAGCCGCTGCCGAACAGCGCCCCGCTGACGGCATCCCCTGCCCCCAGCCCGGCGCCTGCGCCTGCGCCGGCACCCGCTCCCGCCCCGGCGCCGGCACCGGCTCCCGCCCCGGCGGCTCCGGGCACCGAAGCCGGTCGCGGCGCACAGGCGGACCGTTTCACCGGGACGGCCGCCCTCGCCCTGATCGAGCAGGCGCGCGGCTTCGGCGATACCGTCGTCACCCGTGCGCAGGAACTGATCCAGCAGAACGAGCGCGGCGAGATCACCACCGATGGCGCCCGTGCCGCGCTGCTGACGGCCGCTGCCGACGCCCAGCGGACGGCGACCGGCGGTATTTCGACCGGTGGCCGTGCGGTGGAGGTGACCAGCGACGAACGCGACCGGTTTCGAACCGGCGCGATCAACAGCATCATCCAGCGCGCGGGCTTGGGTCAGCTGATCGCGGACGGCGCGCGTGCGCGTGGTGAACAGGTGCCCGACCTCAACCCCGGCGAGTTCCGCGGCATCCACAATGCCGAACTGGCGCGCATGTCGCTGGAACGCGTCGGCCAGCGGGTCGATAGCTGGGATCGTGACCTCGTCGTCGGTCAGGCGATGGCGCTCCGCATGGGGCCGTATCAGTCGACCAGCGATTTCCCGGTCATTCTGGAAGAAGTCGTCAACCGCGTGTTGCAGGCGGCCTACGCTACCACGCCCGACACGTGGCGCCAGTTCGCGGGCGTCGGCTCGGTCAGCGACTTCAAGGCAACCTCCCAGCTCCTGCTGGGTGCGTTCGGCGCGCTCGATCGCGTGTTGGAGAACGGCGAGGTCAAGAATAAGGCAATCCCCGACGGCGCCAAGGCGACCATTCAGGCGTCGACCCGTGGCAACATCATCGGCCTCACCCGTCAGGCGATCGTGAACGATGACCTGGGGGCCTTCAAC